AAATAGTTTATCAACACCAACTGAGCACCATACATCTAAACGATGTGTAGTTTCTTCCTCGTATTGTCTTTCGATTACACGACTAGCTAGTTTACAACATTCTCTAAATGCTGATCTCCATGTAGCAAATTCATCTGTGTTAAATGAATTCGTGTTAGACACAGTATTCATAGCTTTAAATTTTTTCGATATGCTAGTGGTCATATCGGGCGAATTAACATCAACAGATATTGTTAATTGTCTTGGTAATAACTTAACACCTCCGTTGCCGTATTCTAGATTGTTAATAGGATTGCGGCTTTTCCAAACATGAACACAGTCTATGTCGTAACTACTCATAACTAAATTAAAATTAAAATCATTTTCGACAATAGCATCACCGTCAACGATCCATATCATGTCAGTATTGCACATTTTAGCTGCTTGTATATGCGCCTGGTGAATTCCTTTAACTCCGTGAATACGTTTTGCTCTTGGACACATTTCTAATAACTTGTTACAGTTTTCATCGGCATTGGGTTCGTTATAAGAAATAAAAACAACATCATATAAAGAATGTTTAGATACTAATCTATCATGTTCTTTTTTCTCAATTAAAAATCTGTGTTTAAATTCTCTTTGACCAATTATTTTATCTTTAGACAATAACACTACACCGTTAACAAAAATTTCTTTTTCATTGAATAAGTGTTTAAATGTATGATTTTCTTTTCGATCGTGTTCGTATTTTCCGTCATTGGGATCAAAATATAAATCAAAAACAGAATTATCTGTAACAGCTATTTCGGGCCAGATACCCCAGAATAAAGGTTGAGTTTCTGTTTCTATAATTTGTTTATATTCTTCGTAACTGGAAATATTGTATCGATTATATCTATACCTACTAACTATGCGGGTATGTTCTTTTTTGTCAATTAAATATTTTCTATCAAATTCTTTCTTAGAAATAATTTTAGATTTAGAAAATAAAACAACTCCGCTTAGATATGATTCTTTATCATTGCATAAATTTTTAAATACATGATTTTCTTGCCTATCATAATCTAATGCACCATTGTTAGGATCAAGATAAAAATCAAATATTGTATCGTCAATAATTTCTATACTAGGCCACTGACACCAAAACATTTGTTGTTTTTCATTGTCAATAATCTCTAAATAATCAGCATAAGAATTAATTTTATAAACTGGGTATTGATATTTGCTGACAACTTTGTTGTGCTCTTTTTTATCTACAGCATACTGTTTATCAAACTCTCGATTTGATAAAGGTTTATATTTGCTGCAAAGGATTACTCCGCTGAGATAAGATTCAACACTATTGCAGAGATTTTTAAATACATGATTTTCTCTGCGGTCATAACTATTATGATGACTAAAATATATGTCAAAAATTGATTTGTCAGTTACAGTAACTTCTGGCCATACTAGCCAAAACATGTCGTCGGTTATGTGTTGGTATTCGTTGAATGTATTAGGACTGTATGTTTTATATTGTTTTGGAATACTAGCAACAATATCAATTTCTTTTTTAGCTGTAAAAAATCTATGATGAAATTCACGCTGAGAAATCGTCAACGATTTAGGAAACAAACAAATACCATCATAGTGTTCTCCGTTTTTAAAAACGTGAACATACATGTCATCCCACTTAGTGGCTTTATAATCTAATAAATTAAATTCTGTAAGATTTATATCGTCCCAGATTACCCAGAACATTTTTGTAAAAGATTTAGATCGAATTTCTTCGTAAGACTTTATGTTTGTTAATTTTTGAGCAAGGGGATACCTAGACTTTATTGCATTCCAATCTTTAGTATTTCCTTCGCCTTTTGAAACATAAAAAATATCATACATTGGCTGGCACCGGCATCTTAAAATAAGTGTCGTTGAGATTCATGGTTTCATTATACAAATCTAAAGTAAATTTACTTTGCTGCGCATCAAGAAACGGCCAATCTAATCCCAAACTCATTTTTATTTTTTCGCCTAAATTTTTAATCTCATCTACTAGACCATCACCGTTTACATCTTCATACGGTTTACCGTATTGATTCCATATATCTCTGAGTATTTCAAAATCTCGAACATCGACATAATTCCACTGTGTGCAATTAGCCATCCATGTTCCTAATCTAGCACCATATACTGCATAAATTCCGTTTTCTTCGTGAGCACCCACAGTTGACCACATGCGCAGTCTATGGATATTGTGCCACCATATGCGTTCTTTAATTTCCATAGGAGGAACTTTGACCCCGTCTAGCAAAGTCATCTTAACACCTTCACGGAATCCTGCTCTCCATGCTTGGAATGGTGATCCTGTGATAACGCTTTCACTGAACGTCAATGGAAAATTTCTATACCCATCTTCCCAACAAAAGTCTACTTGGCCGCGATCACTGTTGGAGTTTTCATGCGTTTTCATGTTAAGAACAAAATCTTTACGCCAGATTTTCAATCCACCGTTGCCATATCGAAGACCATTAATTGCATTGCGGCCGCACCAACCATAGACCTGTATCTTGGGATCACTCATGTCAAGGTCGATATTAAAAAATCTAGGATCTACAATATTATCAGCATCAACAGTGATAAACCAATCTGTTTCACTGGCTTCTGCTGCGGCTTTATGGGCGTGGTCTGATCCTTTGACTCCGTGAATACGTTTAGCCCAAGGTACTTTATTACACAAGTCAGCATAATGCAGATCTGCGTTAGGTTCGTCGTAACTTAAAAAAACTACATCAAATTCAATTACTTTCATTTATATTCAATCACATAATTTTTAAATAGGCGTCTTGTATACACACTAAACTTATCATAGTCAATATTTTTAATTGTTACATTATGCCCTATTAGTTCATTTAGTTTAACAGAAAACATCTGAAAAATCAAGTTGGGATCGTTGTAATCTGTGATTAAAAAATCCAGATCGGTGCTACCATCCCAAATAAATTTTCTTGTTCCGTCGTTGCCTTTGTATTTTTTGGTTCCGCCGTATTCTGTAGACAGTTGAATTTTCAAATATTTGTTTTTTGAATTATATGTTATATGTATATCCGATTCAATTTGATCTGAATATTTGATATCAGGAATTCTATGCAACACATCATCTAATTTGTTTAGTGTCTTTTTTTCAGCTATGTCTAACTGTCCTGACTCTACATTTATTTGACAGTTGTGTATCTGTATTTCAGCTGTGATTATGGATTCAGCAATTTCTTGTGATATCTGCACTATATGTTTTTGATCTGCAAAAGCATGATCTGGCCCCACGCTGATAACTTGACCCGTATTTGGATCAAACACCGCTACATACTGTGTAATTGGTGGCTTGTATTCTCTCAGCCATTTATCAAAATCTTCTATAGTTTCCATGCTTTAGTCTCCAAGATATGTATACACTCATTTGTGATTAAATTTTTCTCTACGTAATGCACAATATCATTCTGTTGAAAATTTCCTATCTTTAGTCTAGCGTCTGCATTAAGATAAAATCCCACATGATCGCTCCAAGTATCAGCCGGCCATGGCCATTTTTGCAGCATTGGTTTCATATGCACTACTCGAGGAAATGGTAAATCGTAGGCAATGTCGTCAGTGATGTCTAGTATGTTAGCAGCCAATGCGAATGCTTCATCTGTGCCAATTACCTTAGGCCTGTGTTCACTTAAAAACTGATTGGCGAATTCGCGGGGATTTTTTATAATCTGTCGACCTAATTCAAAAAATTCTTGGCATAGCACAGATCCTTTAGAGAAAAAAGTCCACATGGAGTATAAATCCGGCAGACAATTTCTGTCAAAGGTTTTTCTATATGTGCGATCTGTGATTGTTTCGCCTCTATAGGTATAGACCTGATTGGCCACATACAATTCGCTGTTGGCAATAAAATAATCAATCCAATGACTGTAATCTCGTAGGAATAACATATCAGCATCAAGGCATACTGTGTGATCAAACGGAGACAGTTGGTCCATCCATGATCTGCCATCCCAATATTTCTCTTGGTCCCATTCGATCACTGTGTCAAACACCCACGGACTTGATAATTTTGCAAGTGATTCTTTGTTGTCAATTACCAGTGCCACCCTGTCATACCCTGGTTTTTGAGTGGTTTTTATACTCAAAGCTAGAGCATAGGCGCACTTGAGATAATCAATGTCATCATAGTGTGCTACAAACAACAGATATCCAAAGTTCATATCAACTCCATTAACTGTTGTCGATGTCTCAATATACTTTGTTTATTCATCACATGTATATCAACTCCAGTCACAGATGCTGCACAATATGTGGCATCTAATCGATGATCAATCAAGAATGTTAATTTGTCTTTGTCGACAGCAGTGAGTATGTCTTTGTCCATGACTGATAACACGGGTGGGAGTGTTGGTGTGTGCATGTTCTCAAATCCATCTAGCATGTGTTTGGCAACACTAAACGCTATGTCATTTCGATATTGTCTGTGATCGAATCGGAAGACATCAGCATAGTGCTTGTAATTTTCTTTGACTAAATTCACAGTATCAAAAAACAGTTTAGATTGTGGATTTTTCGTGAACATCACTGTGGTTGCCCAATACATTTTACAGCTGGTTTCACAGACATATCTATCAAGGTAGCCTAATCTTTCTTCACTGTAGATATCGTTGATCGAATCACCTATCATTACGTCAGCTTCCACATTCCAATATTTGTTTAGATTATCACTGAATATCAAAAAATCGCTGTCTATCAGTA